ATCAATGCGCAGTATATCGCTGCCGGAAGAATTGCCAGCGTTGACGGGAAAAGCTATTTTGACCTTAACACAGGAAATGCCGTGCTGCGCGGATCCTTTTCCACCCTTGAACGGACGAATTCGACGGGAACATACCGCGTTTTCCTCGATTCGGGAAATATCGCTTGCCAAAAGAAGAACGGCGATAACTGGGACAGCATAGGCTTCCTGTCCTGGAACTACGGCATAAGCCCCCCGGAAACCTGGATAAAAGCGTCGCGCGTTGACGTACTAAATTCTTTGGACACCCCTGCGGTATGGCTGAGTGGCACAGGATACGGAAAGACTTTGTATGCAGAAGGCGGGCTGCGAAGGCTGGACGTTGACAACATAAACGGCTACAAAGTGCAGTGGTATTGGGATTCTGCAATTTCTAAATGGGTCCTTGGCGCAAACGCTTAAAAGGTGGTGAGAAAATGGAAGAACAGCAGATCCTTCAAAAAATAAACCTTGATTTTGCGCGGGCCGGAATCCCGCCGCGCGTCTTTGCAAAGCAAGGTGACAACAATATGCGCGTTGTGGCCGTGTCGCTGTATAACGACGGGAAAGCCTATAAGGTCCCCGCTGGTTATACCGTGAACGTGAGCGCCAAAAAGCCGGACGGCAAAAGCGTGTACAACCCCGCCACGGAAGTGGCCGGGAACGTCGCTTATATCACCCTAACCCAGCAAATACTTGCCGTGCATGGCATAGTTTCGGCGGAAATTGAGGTGGTGCGCGGGCCTGACACTCTGAAAACGGAAAAGTGGCAAATCAATGTTGAAGAATGCGCGAACCCGGAAAACCAGGTTGAAAGCACCGACGAATACAAGACCATACAGCAGCTTCTTGCCGAAACCGAAGCGGCCAAGGCTGCGGCGGCCACGTCTGCAAGCGCTGCGGCCAAGAGCGCGCAGGAAGCCAAGGACGCGGCGGCGCAGGCGGCAGCGGACGCGAAAAAGGTTATTGACGAAGGCGTAAACGACAAGCTGCAACAAATGCAGAAAATTCAAACCGACGTAACCGCCAAAGCCAACAAGGTAAGCACCGACGCGGCCAAAGTGGAAGGGTACGCCAAAGCTGCGCAATACCTTATCGGCTACAACAAAAAGAATATTTTAACCGTTTTCCTCTATGAGGAATAACAGAAAGGACAGAACTATGGGACTTACTGAATACGGGCACATTGCAACCGAGGAAACCCAGCTGCGCGTTGCCGACCTGCTGCAAGCAATCGCAGCGGGAAGCGCTGGCCCGGAATACACCGACGCAACCTTCAAGGCCCTGCTGGACGACACGAACACAACGGAGATTTTTTCCGCCTGGTGGCCGCTGTCCGCAGCATCGAACGACAGCAAATACAAGCGCCTGCTGCGCTTCTTTACCATGCTGCAAACCGACAAAACCTACACCGTGAAATTTCCCAGCCCTGCCGTGTCCACAAACCCGGCGGGCACCCCGGCGGACGATCTGGCAGGAAAGAGCGCGGCAGCCTTGGCAACCGACAGCACAAACCCGGAAGACTGGGCGGCGGAAGACCGCATGAGCTGGTATATTCGCGCCAACGCTGTGAGCCTGGCAGACGGAACTATGGACGTTCTTGCCATTGAGGGCGAAGAAGAATTTGACATCACCGGCACGCTGGCCCCTGTCTACACCTTCGCCCCTGCCCTGCTGCGCCGCGTTATCGACGACGGCAGATACCTGTCGAAAAGCTGGCGCAGCACCTTGGCCGACGGTTTCACACCCTACGCCGAAAACGTGGCACCGAATGGCAAGCGCCGCGCAATGACCTGGCACGCTACCTTCCCCGGCGGCTTGAACGCAAAGGGCGCGCTTACCAGCGGCGCGGGCCTGCCTGTGGCGAACTTCAACAGCGCGGCCACGGGTCTGGCCCTGGCCCGCAAGCAAACCGCTTACGATTCTGTGTGGGGCGACTGTGACAGCCTGTATATGCTGGATATGTGGCAGCTGCGCCATTTCAACCTTGAAAACAGCCGTATTTTGGAAGGCTGCACCAACTACAATTTGCAGTATAAAGTTGCAGCCGCCGAAACCGGCGTGAAGCGTGTGCTGCTGACCGCTTCCCAGGCTTCGGGCTTTATTGTCGGCAGCACCGTTTCTGTGGGCGACAAGGGCAGCAACAGCAGCGTAGACCGCCACAATACATGGATGCGTGACATTGCCGACAAGGTGAAAGTTAAGAGCATTGAAACCGTTACCGTCGGCGGCACCGACTATTCGGCGGTAAATTTGGACGTTGCGGACAGCTTCGACGTGCCCGAAACTGCCTATATCAGCTCTATGCCCTGGAGCAGCGGCGCAACGGAAGCCCTGCCCGGACATAGCGACGGCGCACCCGGCAGCCTGACGAACGGCAAATACCCGTGCCGCTGGGCTGGCGTTGAAATGCTGAACGGTGCCTACGTTATTGGCCTTGACCCGCTGTGGAACGTCACAACCGTGGACGGCGGCGTGACCTATACCGCTATGGCCTGCCGCGATTCGGAGAAAGAAGCCAGCAGCGTGACGGCCAACCATGTGAAAGTCGCAGAAAAGACCTTTACCAGCGTGAACGCCTGGAACTACGAACTTTCGATGCAGAACGACAGCACCGAAAGCCTTCTGCCTGACAAGACCGGCGGCGGCGACACCGTGGGCATGAAGTCCGCGTTTTATGTCGGTGGCTCTGCGGGGGTCCGTTGCCCGTGGCGTTGTGGCCATTTGCACAATGCTGGCATTGCTGGCGCTGCCTGCGCGTATGGCAACTATTCCCCGGCGTCTTCGGACTGGAATGGCGTTCCCCGGCTTAAAGGATCGGGCAAAAAGCGGGGTGAATGGGCGGGCTTTTGACCGCCCAGAGGGGCAGCAGGCCCCTTTTTGAATAGAAAACAAACCACCGGCCTTCCACGAACGGAAGGGCGGTGGTTTTTGGGTAATACGGCGCTGGGTCCGCGTTTTATGTCAATGGCTCTGCGGGGGTCCGTTGCCCGTGGCGTTATGGCAATTTGAACAATGCTGGCATTGCTGGCGCTGCCTGCGCGAATGGCAACAATTCCCCGGCGAATTCGAACTGGAATGGCGTTCCCCGGCCTACTGAAATTTTAAGGCACAGCCCAAAGCTGTGCCGCATTGCGTTGTGTTATCCGTGCTGAAAGCTAAAATCATGTGAGACCGACACCGCGCCCGGTTTCGGGCGGGGCCATGCGCCGCGGGCGCATGGCGGGGCAAGTAGTAGAACACCGAGACCCTGCACGAAGGGCCACGGCAACCGAAAGCCCTTGCACATCAGTAAGTATTTTTATGAAACAAAGATATAAAGAACTATCCCATAACCTGTGCTTGCGCGCGGTTTTGGAGTGCTTCGAGAAGAAATGGCACCGCCAAGATTTTGTCGCGGTTGCCGAAAAGTACGGGGGTGTTTCCAATGCAGAAATAAAGCGCGATGAAGCGCAAAGTGCAGTTATTAAAAAGCTGGAAGCTGCGGACGGAATAGCGCTGGAACTTGAGCAGCGAATTCTTGACCTTGAAGACGGAGACCCGGAAGCGCTGGACCTTGACCCGGTAACGGAACGGCCCCGCATTGACGGCATAAGCATGAAATGCCGAAATGTTGCAAATTGTTGTGTATTTCATCAATGCTTCGGCCACCTTGCTTTCCTGGGCCTGGAACCGCTTCTGCGGGCAAGAATTCTGCCCTACCAACACGCAAGCATACCGCACCGAGGGCAAAGCGGGTGCAGGCGGCAGGTGCGGCGCTTCCTTCGCCGTAAGGCGCTGGGAATCAAGTACGCCCGCAAGCTGGATATTCGCCACGCCTACGAGAACACCAAAGCGGGCGTAATCATGGGAATTTTGAAAAAAGAAATTCCCGCCGCAAAGTGGCTGCTGCTGTTGGTGGAAACCCTGCTGAATATGTCGCCGCGCGGTTGCCTTATTATAGGCGGCTACTTGGACGCATGGCTGTTTAACCTGGTTATGTCATACGTTTTGCGGTATATGCTGTCGCTTGAAAAGGTGCGCAGGGGCACGCGGCAACGCCTTGTTGTGGCGCTGGTGGCCTATGCGGACGACGTTGCCATAATGGGCCGAAGGCTGGCAGACCTGCGCAGCGCGGCAAGGACGGCAGCAAAATGGACGCTGAAAACCTTCGGCCTGACATTCAAACCGGGCGGCGACGAAGTGGCCTTTTTGAGCATCGAGGAAGAACACCGCCGCAGGCACCTGACGCGGCCAGCGGCGCGCGGCTGCCCTGGGCTTGATATTGTGGGCTTCGTTATCCGCCGAACCTATACAACCGTGCGCCGGGCCATTTTCCGGCGGGCGCGGCGGCAATACCTGCGGGCCGGGCGCGAAGTTGACAAAAGCGGCACGGTGCCGCTTTTTCGCGCGTACAAGCTGGCGAGTTACTACGGATATTTTACGCAGACGAATTCCCGGAAATGCAGCACAACGCTGCGGACCGAGAAAATAAAACCGCTTGCCTGCCAAGTGATCGGGTGGGCAACACGACAGAAAGAGAGGATACACAATGAAAAATGCAAGCATTATGCTGGACCACCAGCCGTCTGCCGTTGTCTTTGAGCGCCTGCCGGACGGCGACGCCGTTGTCCGGCTGTACGACAACATCAAGGACGCGGCAGACGTTGCACAGCCCGGCGAGACTGACCCGGAACAGGAACCGGGCAGCGCGTACCTGGCCGACGAAGTTATGTTTATGCTTCCCGCCGCCCGCGCCGCAGAGGAAACCCGGGAAAGCATTGCAGCGGATTTTTCCGGCTGGTGGAAGTACGGCGAAGCATGGGAAGGCCAGGAGAAAGCCCCGACTGTCGAGGAGCGCCTGGCCGTCATGGAAGATTTTATGGTCGCAATCATGGAGGGCTAACACACATGAGCAAATACTATACCACCGCGCGGCTGCTGTATCGGCTGCACAAAATCACCGCCGACCAGGTGTGGGCGTACACCGAAAGCGACCCGCCAAAAATCACCGAAGGCGAAGCGCTGGCAATCTGCGGCCCGCGCGCCAAAGATGAAACCGCCGGAAGCTGAAAGCTGGCTGCATGAAACGGCGGCCCTGCTGATTGACGCAATGGACCTTGCAGCAAAGCAGCAGCGGCGGCTTGATCTTCACGCGGACAGCAAGACAAAAGACGAATACACGGCCCTGCTGGCGCGTTATGAGCGCTTCACGCGGGCCGCCGACAAATAGGAAGGTGGAACAAATGAAAATTTACGGCATCGACGTTTCGCACCACCAGGGCGCTATTGACTGGGCCAAGACCGCTTCGGAGTTGCGCCGGGTGAACGGCGGAACGTCGCCCGGCTTTGCAATTCTTCGCGTGGGATATTCTGCGCGGCACGGCAAAGGCGGCTTGTACATGGACGGCCAATTCCTTAACAACCTGGCCGCTTGCGAGAAGTACGGCGTTCCCGTGGGCGTTTACTTCTACTGTTACGATACCAGCCCCGCCGCCGCAAGAATCACCGCCCAGCAGGTTGTAAAAATGCTGTCGGGCCACAAATTCGCGTACCCCATTTACTACGACGTGGAGTACGAAAAATATAACTTGAACTGCGGCAAGGCGCAGAACACGGCCATTATTAAGGCCGCGCTGGAAACCCTGGAAGCGGGCGGCTATTATGCCGCCGTGTACTGTTCCCGCGACTTCTTCATCAACCACACCGATCTGTCGGGCCTTGCCAGCTTCGACAAGTGGGAAGCTGCTTACACCAAAACCGACACTGCCACGGTGCAGAACGGCTTGTGGCAGTATTCCAGCAAGAACGCGCTGGGAATTGCAGGCTTCGGCAATAGCCTGGACTGCGACGTCTGCTACCGCGACTATCCCGCCATTATGGAAAAGAACGGACTGAACGGCTACACCAAAACCGCCCAGGCCGCCCAGCCGAAAGCAACCGAATACATGGTGACGGCTGGCCCCATGAGCGCGGGCGACAAAAACACCATTAAGGCGCAGGCCGAAGCCCTGGGCCTTCCCGTAACCGTAAAGGAGTGCTAAACAATGGATATGCTTTTCTCTAACTACCTGCACACGCTGACCGGCAACCTTTTTGTGCGCCTGGTGCTTTGGTGCGTTGTGCTGGACACTGCCCTGGGCTGCCTGCGCGCCGTCAAATATCGGAAGTGGAATTCCAGCGTGGGCATTGACGGCGGCATTCGTAAGGTTGCCATGGTCCTGTCCGTGCTGTTTCTTGTCCTTGTGGACGATATGGTGGGCGTGGACGTGCTGGCCTGGGCAAACGCCGATACAAGGGCGGTGCTTACGTCAATGGGCATTAAAAGCCTGGGCCTTGCAGAATTTTTCTGCGTTGTGTATGTACTCTATGAAGCTACCAGCATTATGAAGAATATGCTGCTTTGTGGCCTTCCCCTGCCCGCTGGCCTGCGCGAAAAGGTGGCTAAATTTCTGGACACCATGACCGACGAAACGGCAATCAATATGCAGGCGGAAATTTCGGGCACAAACAAAGGGCACACCGTAACCGGGCACCTGGACGCGGCACAGCTTGAAACCATGGGTCTGGAAGCCTTGCACAAACTGGCCGACGGCCTGGAAGTCGAATACAGCGAAGACACGCCCCTCAAGCAGCTGGCGGAAAAAATTGCCGCCGTTGAGGTAACAACCGAGATTTAACAAAAAGCCCCCGCAAGTGCGCCGAAGCGTACCTGCGGGGGCTTTGCTTGTTCCCTGCTTTGCATTTGACTGCAAACCTACCAGCGGGAACCCCTGGCGACGCAAATTCCAAACGTACCACAAAGGAAAAAGACCAAAGCAGCAGGGTTTGTATTTGCGGTATTTGGTGCACCATCGGGGACTCGAACCCAGGACCCACTGATTAAGAGTCAGTTGCTCTACCAACTGAGCTAATGGTGCTTATAAAAGAGA